CCATGGGAATTGCCAAAGCCAGCGACCGGAGATAACCCTGACATACCAGGGCACTGAGATCTTTTAAAGTCAGCGTCCACGCTTCTTTGTCACCGCCCACCGCATCCAGGACCGCATTCATCAACGTCTTGTCGAAGCGCAAATCACCGGTAATCTCTCCCGCATCTTTTAGCCCTGCTTCGAATTCTTTCCATCCTTCCGGGCTATCAAAATCAGTCGATTCCACATCATCCGCCATAGCTCCAGACCAGTCGATGTTCGTCAGCTTGCCTATAGGTCCGCTTTCCGAGCCAACTAACTTAGTTCCGTGTCCTATCATATTTCTATCTCCTAATTGATGTTTTACGTTTTTTTATTGTCACATTTTTAATTTGTTATTCATCTCATAATTCATGCTCCTTCATAAGAGCTTGATGAAGATCTTGATGAAGAGCTTGACGAAGATCTTGACGAAGAGCTTGGCATACAAGGGTCATCATAATCGGTCGTATATTGCACATCGATATTGACCGCGATAGCCGACAATTCCGCCGTTGTAAACTTTTCAGGTTGTTTCAAAAAAATGCCTTCGGCCAAACCTTCACAATCACGATATGCTTCACTATTAAGCTGCTTTTCGATATCGGCCCGAATCTTATTAAGCCGGGTATCGATGGCCTCCGTGGCTTTATCGCTATCGATAACTATTGCCTGCAAGGTAAAGGGCTGATGCCAGGTGATTGTCTCATCCGTTATGACCGGCTCGGCAGACGGCGATTCCTGTTCGATTATTACCGTGAGATCCTTATTGATATCGCCTTCCAGATGGAGCCGCTTCGGTCTTACAGCCGTCAGGTCATAGTTAAAACCGTTGGCAACCGTTATGGCGTTTATCGCCTTCTCCAGATTGACTGCGATCCGCTCTACAAGGGGTGTGCTCATGCCGGCAATTTCCTTTTCAATATTAGATTGACCTGGTCATAGATGTTCTTTGATAATCGTTGTGCGGATTTGGCCTGTATTCGATTGATTTCGGCATCCATACCGGCAGTCCAAAGCTGGGCCAATGAAGGTCCACGCAATTCATAGATGGCTTCCTTCTTTTTTGTTTTCATTGGGATATATTGTTTTTTGGCATGTATTGCCCGTAAAAAAACTCCTCGATGTTCGCTCGGCATTTCGGCAATGAAAGCATGCCGGATTAATTTCCTGCCGGCCCCGACTTTCTTGTAAGTAACACCTTTTTTTGTCGGTCTGGCCTTAAGATCGATAATACCAAGCCGTCGTTTGCTGATAGTTATAAAGGCCCTCCAATTGCTATAGGTAGCTCCTGACAGCTTTAAGCGTTTAAGAACAGATCTAGCGCTCTTTCCTTCTTTGCCCAATCCCGAAATACCGGTCATATTGCGTGACATTTCGGTGCGGGCCGATTTGGCAGTGCGGTTAATGCCCCTGCTCATTACTTTCGGAAGGGCCCTTGGGAAATTTCTTAATTCACGCTCCAGCTTCTTGATCTTGTCATCATCAAATCGAATTTCCAACATCAATACACCTTCAGTTTTAACATGCCGGCGTCCTGGCTTAAGATTTCTACAATTCTTGCCATTACGGGCTTGGTGCCATCTCTAATGCCGACCTGCAGCTTATCGCCCCCGGTATTGACCTCGTTGGAAGCTATCCCGTCTTCGCTGCTGTTCTTAACCAGGATTTCAATGACCTCCCTCTGCCCGCCGGACAAATCATCCATCTGCTCGGCGCCTGTCCGGTCCACTACCGCTTGAATCTTTCTGGATGCACCTGATGCCGGGAAATATGTCACGAACCCGGCCCCGGGCAGCAGAAAGAAACTATCGGCGGACAGCTTCAGGGTCTCATCGAATGCATCCGGCATCAGGCATCAATCTTTAACATGTGGCCAAAATACTTATCGAAAACTTTCTCATCGATGCTTTGCTCGACCCTGACGATATCGCTCCTGGTCTGCTCTTCCCGGTAGGTTTCGACATATTCCAGATCGGAAGTATAGGGCTTCCATAAGATGGTGCGGCCCAATTGCGGCTCGGTCATCGGCAGGCCTTCCTCACCCAGCGCAGTTATCATCGCATAATCATCCGGCCATATTTCGCCCGCTACAAAGTCCTGCCCTTCATCCGCCGAATTGTAAATGGCCTGGCCGACAATCAGATCCTGGATACCCATTAGCGCACCCATCTGCGCCCGCAGCATGGCTTCGGTGATAATCGGAGCACCAGGGAACTGGGCCCTAATCTGAGTATTAACCAGCATGTTGGTAAGCGTGACCTCGCCGATTATCATCGCATTGGCCGGAACGCCCGTGTTTTGACGTACCTTTTCCCTGCCGGCCAGGACCTGATCGATAATCTCCGTAGTTTTGGTATCCCAGGGATTTGCGGAATTGTCCGTATACAGGTCCGCACCCGTCCAGGTAGTCGTGTTAAAGATAATATCCTTGATCCGCTTCTCCCTGGCCAGCAGCATCTTGACTTTTACCGCCTGGGTCTTTTCCACCTCGGCATCGAAGTCATCCGCATACTTCTCTTTGTCCCGATCGGTGACCTGACCTTCCAGACCATGGTCCGCACATGCATAGGCCAAATCATCCATATAGAGCTCCACGCGGTTGTAAGCCGCGCCATTTGCATGCCTGGTATCGGGAATAGTCAAGGTTTTACGTTTGACAACACTTATCGTGGCCGCATCTTTTCTAACTCCATATAACGGTAAAATCAGACCGCCGATAAATCTCGCCCTTCGCGGTGAATATTCGTGGAATGCCTCGCCCAAATCCATCCTGGTCACTGCGTGTGTCGGTTTCTGAATCATTTATATTCTCCTAATTAAAGTTAATCGTTCATTTCAAAAAAGCAGAACCATATCCGGTGGCTTTAACTACCAGATTAACCACCCTCTGACGAAGAGCTCGATGACGATGAGCTCGATGACGATGAGCTCGATGACGATGAGCTCGATGAAAATTGGTCATAGCCAATATGAGGTATTACCTCAACAATCGAGCCGTCTCCGCTGGCTGCATCCAGATTGGTGCCTATCACTATACTACCACTGCTGGCGATCTTGCCGCCGGCAGCCGCATAAACCTTCTGGCCGGCTGTGATAGATCCGGAAGCGACCATTTTTGAGGTTCCACCGTGTGAATAAAAGCGAACACCCACATCTTCGCCTTCGGCCACTCCCTTGATAGTGACACCGAAACCATACTCGGTATTAGATGCCTTTACAATGGTCCTGCCGTGTGCCTCTACCCGCAGAAAAGCCGCTATGGCCTCTCCCGCGGTAAAGGTCACCGGCGAATCCGTTTGTTTGGTCATAATCAGATCTCCTAAGACTATTTCAATATTTCTTGTTTCTTAAATGTCCGGTAATCATACGGCCGGCCATTTACCGATTGTAGATCGCTCGACCTTCCGCCTGGGATTTGTCCTTGAACGCCTCGTGCAGCTCGGGCTGCCGGCGTCTGACTTTCTTCATGGCCTCGGTCATGCTCTTGGCCTTGCCGTCATCGACGAGCTTGCGGGCCTCTTCCAGAAAGTCGTCTTCCTGCTCGTTATCAGAACCTTCGCTGCTAATGGCCTTGGCCCCGATGACCTTCTCCGATTTGACCTCATTCGAAGCATCTTTTTCTTTAAGCTTTTTGTCGAGTACATCGTGATGCTCGGCCTTGGCCTCAAGAACTGTTTTCCCTTCTTCGAAGGCTTCAAGAGCAAATTCCAAATCATCCGGAAAAGCCGCCTTTAACTCACCCAGTCTTTTTCGCTCATCGTCCTTCACATTTTCGGACAGTTGATCTAACTTGGCCTGAGCATCTATCTTTTCTTGTTCTTCCGACATAGTTTTTTCCTTTCTCTTATTAACGTTGGTTACCATTGGATTCTCGAGTATGCCGTCGATAAGGCCCAGCCTGATCGCCTTATCTGCCAGCCATAATTGACCGGTAGCCAGCTCTCGAACTTCTTTTTTCTCACGCTGACGTCCCTTCGCCACGCCATCGATAAAGTTTTTAGCAATACCATCGATAATTTCCTTTATGGCTGCTATCTGGGTTTCTGTAATCTCAACTCCGGGGATACCCATACCTTTATGCTCACCGGAACGGATTATGTGGACTTTGAAACCAAGATCATCGGCCCGTTTGGACGAATCTACGTAAACGGTATATACCCCGATTGAACCCACGTTACTGTTGGCTTTGGACTCGATACGATGTGCCTGCGATGCCAGCCAGTAGGCTCCTGACGCTCCGATGTCATCCACAACGGCATTGACTGGTTTTTTGTCCCTCGCGGCACGAATCACATCCGCCGTTTCCATTGCACCGGGCACGGTACCGCCGGGTGAATCGACTCTCAGTAAAATGGATGTCACTTTTTCATCATTTACCGCCTCCACTACCTGTCGGCTAATATCATCGTAGCTGGTGGCCTCGATGCCCCAAAAATAAAAAACCTTCGGTATTTCACGCATCAAAATACCCTTGATATCGATAATGGCGATGGCGTTTTCTATCCGCAGACCTTTAATTTTTCCTTTGCCTGCTATCTGAAAATCATCCGTCAGATATATCTCCTTCCTGGCCAGGTTGTTGAATAATCCCTGCAGTGCCCGCGGCTCCATTACCCAGAACTGGGTCTCCAGCTGAGCTATAAGGGCATAAATATTGAAAGAAGCGGTAATATAAGGCATTAATTATTCTCCTTCCTCTTCCTCTTTTTCTTCCTCATCCTCTTTCTTTTCGGTTTTGGCCAGAACAGCTTTATCCGGTGTCACCTTCAAACCGGCGAAGATCTGCCATGGCACCTTTTCACCGGTATCTTCCTCTATCTTTTGGGCCCTTATGATGGCCTCGCGGACTTCCTGTTCCCGGCGCTCCATTACCTCCGCCCGGTCAGTATTAAGTGATTTGCAGACCTGGCCGTGAGTGATGAATCCTCTCTCTACCTGAGTAGCATAAGCTTGTGCCTCTTTCAGCTGGTCGATCCAGGGAAATGTTTGCTTGATCCAGTCGAATTTGACTTTGTTGCGCTTGCCTATGAGTTTTTGTCCCTGCCAGTGTGACAGCTTCCATTCGAACAGTGGCGTATAAAAGAAATCTTCCATCTTTTTCTGCCAGAACAAAAACATCTGGTATGCCTGCTGAAGCACCGCCCGCGATTGGCTGTAATTGCTTTTCGTCCAGTCTAAAAGTATGCATTCGAGTGGCAGACCTATCGGAAGACCCAGGAGCCGCAAAAACATCCGCAGTGACTCGCTGAAATCCTTGCCCGGAATATTCCGTTCGATACCCTTTATCTCCTCACCGGGATTGCCGTGAAATAAAAGCGCATAACCCAATTCGGTCAACCTGGTGGCCAGTTCATCTTCCTGCCCGTCAGATGTTTTACCGGGATCTTCCCGGCTTTCGGTCATTGCCAGTTCAGCCCCTTGAACGCGAGTGATAGAGACTGCCAGACGTGCCAGAAGCTGCCAGGCTATGGCCTCGGAATCACAAACATCGTTAATCCGGTGCAGCATTGGAAAGGACGCCTGTGATGCCGGCACGCCCCGGATCTGGCTGGGCCTTTCCAGATTGGCCACATATAAGACTTCATTGGCTTTTACCGTTTGCCCGGCCCCGATGTCCACATGGTGATTTTTCCAGGGACATAGCTTGAACCTCACCGGCCGGCTGTAATCATCTTTTTTAATACCGTTGATATACGGACTCCTGCCGTCAATCTGCTCGGACTCGAATAATTGAATAACGGATTTGTCAGTCAAAAGCACCGCTGTATCGCCGGTGACCATAACCTCACTGCAAATCATCCGGCCCATCTCGCCGCCTGACAACAGGTTGCGAATTTCAGGTCTTTTAAACCAGGCCTTCCATAATGCCTCAATTTTCTTGTCGGTATTATTACTGCCGGTATTGACCTGCAGCTCAAAACCGTTACCCACTATGTAAGCCGCGGACCGGCCGATCATTCCTTTATAGATCGGATTATCACGCATAAATTCGCGGCTTTGGCCAATGAGCTTTTTGCGGTCCCTGTTTTCGTGCGTCGTAGACGGATAAGATATATAACTCCGTCCCTCTCTCGAAGCTATCTTGGCCGAACGATATCCCAAGGAAGTATAAAAGCCGTGCTCCCGCTCTATAATGACGGGCCGATTCGGCTGATTCGTCTTATGCCTGGATTGTCTCACGGTCACAATAGCATCCTCCCCCGGGTAAAACTGCAGCGATTGACATTACCGCCGAACTTTCCGATAAATTTCTCTAATTTTTCTTTTTCACTTTGCAGATCATCGAATCTGACGTTGCGCTCTCCGCTGGCAATGATATTCGGCCGGTTGGCCAGGATGTAACGGACGGCCTCCAAGGCACTCTGGGCCTTTGTGACAGAACCTTCCCAGGAAAGATTATCGTTATATTGATTTAGGGCGTCCTCGACTGTGCTGATATGCGTAAGTGACATCTATATCACCGGATAATTCGAGCTCCGGCGGCAGATGAAAAAAGCTTCCGGCAGATCATCTGCCACCGGAAGCTTCCACTGGACTTTTGGCTTTTTGATATATTTACTTAAAACGAAATGAGGCCGTCAACCCCCTTTTGAAAATTCTTACCAGAATCTGGTAAGTTTTTTTAGATGATTATTCTGGTGATTCTATAGGGCCATACCACTGGCAATCCCCATATAACTCTTCAAAAAGAGCATCTCCAGGCCCGCATTCATTATATTCGTTACCAGGATTAAAATGCACTCCATCAAAATATATTATACCATCGAGATATATTGCATCAATTTCTTTCTGTTCCTCTTTAATCCAATACCAGCCTTTTTCCTTGGGTATTTCGTAAGTCCATTTTCGCTTTGTCATTTTATTTACCGCCTTTCAAGGCCTGCACTGCATCTTTTATTGTTTCAATATCAAGGCAATTTAGCAACCAAATTACTTCTTCTTTTCCGAACCCCCCCCGCTCCCTCATTCTTTCGTAAGATTGCTGGTCTCCATATCTATTTACATATCCCTGATAAACTAATTTTGCCAACCATTCAGGAATATCTTCATCATCTTGTATTGGATACATTTTTTCTGTCCTTTCGTAAAAAACTCCGCCTGAAGATGAATTGACCCCATATTCGCCAATTTCAAGCCCCCAGGATGCCCTGTGTTCGATTTTATCGGCTGCCTACCACCAATTACACTCTATTTTTCAATTTCGCGGCGTTTGAGCAATTCTATAAGGGCTTGTCTAATTGTAGGCAACAAAACAGCAAGTTGTGGAGGCACTTTCAGCTCCGTGGACCTTTATCGGCTTATGACCTATCGATAATCCCTTTGGGCAAAATACCGCCAGGCCAGCCATCTTCAAAAAATCTCTACGCTTTAGCTTTTTCATCATACTTCTGTCTCCTGTCTCCTGTCTCCTGTCTTCCGGTATCAATGCCATCCATCCTTGTCCGGCATTTCGGCGGTCGGATTCTCTTTGCTTATGAAATCGGATGCAATCTTTTTCAAGCTCGGCACTACATCATTGACCATAAAGTTTTTTCTTAACCAGAAATGCTGCAGGTCATGCTCATCATCCGGCCGATACTTTTTCTGAAAAGTAATGGTAATAAAATATCGGCCCGTGGTCAAAGCCTCAGTCAGTTTTTCCTGCAGCTGGAGCTCTTTAGCCAATAATTGTTTAAGTTCCGGTTTGTCCGTCTTTTTTTCCTTTTTGTTTGTCATTTGTTTTTTCCTTTTCATTTATAATCTTCTTTGTCTTGATCGGCGTTCCGAATATGCTATAACGATGCCGGCACACCGCCCGCCGGCACCGTCGATACTGAATATTACCGTTTGTCGAATAAGCCTCAGTATCAATTGTTTTACATCGGGGACATTTACTGGGAGTTGGAAAAACGTAACGTTTGGTTTTTTTTGTCATGGGTTAATCCTTTCAATATTTCGTTCTTATTCTGGTTCGTTTTACAGGTTGACCTAATATTTTAAACGGTTTGGCCGGTCTCTGTTCGCTGCCGGCCAGAAGCCTGGCCCCTGCCAGCTCGGCCGCGAAAATGGCATAGACCGATGCATCCCA